AATAATACTCGGTATCTGTATTTCCGACTCTATAATGTAATTTTTTAAAATCTATATTAGGTACAAATGAAGTTGTGTTATACACATCGTTGAAATCACTTAACAAACGTTCTGATAGTAATTCATGGCTTTCACCTTCTCTATCGACCCTTGCATCGATAACTTCTTTTTGACCATATTCATCTGAACCCACTACTAAATTACTCGTACGACCACTATTGTAATTCAATTGCTTTTCTACATTTGTCTTATTATGTTTTATTTGTTTCGAATTGTGAGCAGCAAATTCATCTGTTCGGTGTTTTCTATCTTCAATATCTTTGTTGTATATTTTATTTTCTATTCTGTTAAAATTTTCTACCAACATGTTTCTAAATGCTTGCCCTAATTCTATAGGTAAATCTTTTTTTAATTTCATATTTTTATCTCCTTTTCTATTCAATCCACGTATATGTTCCATATATATAATCAGTATCACTCCATGGAGTTGTGTCTGCTTTATTCAAAACTAGTGATAATTTCCCACTAGGTCTTAAAGAGATAATTACTGGTAAATGAGTGTTTGGCGTTCTGATTGGCCAAGACTGTGATTCAGAAACAAAGTTTTCTGGTAGATTAGCGATTGTCATACCATTTTGTATATTAGATAAATTAATTCTTACGCTTTTTATCTTTACAATGTCTAAAACATTTATTTCTCTGTAGGAACAGTTAAAGCCATTGTCACCCTCTGCTTTAAATTCAGTGTTAGGTTTTCCGCTTAACGGTGTAAATTCAATCCAATCTGTAGAACCTTTTAATATATCTTCAATATTTTGAATCGCTTTAAAATGTGTTGCAGCATAGTAAGGGTCTCCGTATTCATCTAAAGGATATTTTATTTCTGTTGGCTCATTCACTTACTAACACGCTCCCTATTGAATCTGACGCTAATTTCGGCATAGAAAAAGACGATTCACCTAGTGAGCCGCCCTGCGTTAGATTATTCATTTTTTTAATATTTCTATTTAAATTTTGTTGTATTTTAATAATGTCAGTTGGAGAATTACTGAAATCTACTTCAACTGATTCATTAGTTAATGGATGTGGTACGGTTAATTTCACTACTTTTAAATCTATATTAAAACCTAATGGTTTGTGTATGAAATGTATCATGTGATTTTCTTTTATATCTCCATCACCTAAGTAATGTTTATCTTCCACACTGCCTAAATAGTTTGTTGATACCTCTACTGTAGGTTGGTCATTTAATTGTGCTTTTAGATTTGTCAGTAATTCATCTTCATCTAATGCTGTATCATCAAACAGAGTTGGCGCTTCTGAATGGCCAAACAATTCATAATTAGGTGATTTGTATTCTGCATAGGCTTTATACATATCAGAACCTTTTAATACAGCAGTTATATTTAACACTGTAGATTTTTCAGTACCTACATACATCGTAGGTGCTGTTTTATATTCTTTAACGTTAGGGTCTGCACCTCTATGAACAGCCTTGAAAGTATGTGAGCCTTTGCTTAAATTACGTGCAATAACTATTTGTTCAGAACGTGCGGTGTGACTATAACAACTGTATCTATTTATTAATTCGCCATCTAAATATACATCTAACAATCCACCTCTTGATAGTTTCTTAAGAGTCCAAGTTAGCGTTTCATTTCCCCACTTACATTCAAATGTTTTCTCGTATGAATCACCGACATTTTGTGTTCGCCATGTGCCTTCTTTGAAAAACTTACCATTAAACTTTAAATCCGGTGGTTTAATAGGATTATAATTTTTAGTTTCAGTTTTGGTTTTCTTTTGGCCATAGCCTTGAATATATGTTTTAACATCAGTCGTAGTGGTTGTTGCTTGTACCTCACTAGAATTATATTTGTAGATTAAAGGCATATCTGACATTTGATAAAACGTCGATTGATCATAAAAGTAAATCTTTTTATTATCCGCAAAATAAATATAATCAAATACATCTGCACCTTCAGTAATATATTCCATACCATTTTTATTACCAAGTTCCTCTACGGGCTTTCTGTCTTTAAAATCGCCTTTAATTTCGTAACTGAAATCAAGTTTGTTACCTTTAAAACCAAAATCTAAATATTGTTCTAATGTCATAGTAGTTTTAGTTTCTTCACCAGTAGTTTCTTCACCATTCAGTTCTTCGTTTTCCAAATCCTTTTGAATATAATGATTTTGAAACTCCATAAATATATGCTTGGCTACAACTTCATTAGTAACGATACTTCCATCATATTTTATAGATGTGGATTTAATTACATATGTTTGTCCCTTCCAATCAAGCAACATTTCATTTAATACATTATCGAAAATGTCGGCGTTATTGCTCGTTTTATATATTGTGAAAGAAATTGACCGTTCATTGTTTTTCTCATATTCATACTTAAAAGAATCTAAATCAAAATCTGTTAATATTTCACCGAATGTACCTTTTCTATTTTTTAATATCAATGCGTCCAATTCATTCACCTACCTATATATAAATGGGAAAACCCATTGTGTCGTAGGATTACTAATATTTTCGCCAGTAATTTCAATTTCGTTGAATCCTGGAGCTAATGTAATCCATTGCCAATTTGTATTTGAGCCTACGCGTTTATTATCTATTGTAGGATGAACACCATTTAATATTAGTGTTTGTTTCTTTTTAATTGCCTTATTATATTTAAAAACATCACCCGTTGTATTGTTAGTGAGTGTAAAACCTTTCGGTGCATCAATATTAATTAATAATCTAAATTTATGTCGAATGTGTGGGTCTATCGTGTCAGTAGAACCGTTATAAATCTTAAATCCTGTAGTATTGTGTTTGTATTTAATACCATCTACCGATAATACACCCGTTTCAAATTGCCATTCACCACTTGATAAACTAAACTTATCAGTTTCTCTTAATGATTCAGAATAACCTTTTATTACTGAAAATTTAATGGTTATTTCTCCATTACGACTATATATATCTTCGATTTCTGTTGAGCTTGGTAAGACTGCGTATTTCTTACCTGGCATATCCGAATGCCATACATAGTATGGTTCTCTTTGATATATTATTTGGCGTAATTTATGCTTTTGAAGATGATAATCATGAATATCAGTACCCGTGAATACAAACCGTAATTGCAAATCAAAAGGAGCGAAGTTACTCGCTCCCGCTATCACACCATCAGTGCCTTTTATCTCTGTTGTATTTGTGGTAGTTTGCACATCATCTTCCACATAGTCTAAAAACTCAAATTGCTCATTATTCAAAACAATGGTTTTATCTTTCATAATAAGCTTAACTTCTTTATCCATTAATTAAATACACCTCCATTATTATACAAAGCTGAAATCATATCTTTACCTTGTTGTTTATTCACAGCTTTAGTTATAGCTTTGCCATCTAAATTTGTCGGGTTATTAGCTGTTTGTGATGTACTATTTTGAATATTTAACAAGGCTTGTAATTGTTGTTGCATTGTATAGAACATTTCTTTTAAGATATTGTTTTGTTCTTGTATCGTTGTATTTTCGTTGGATAATCTTTGTAATTCTAATTGTTCATGTGTAGCTTGTTGTTGTTTTTCTCTCAAAGCATCTGCATATCGTGATATTCCTTCATACACAGCAGACTGTGTTCTGTTAAAAATATCACTTGAAGCTATTTGTTTGAAGGCTTGAATAGAAACATCATTAGGGATGATTGTTTCACCACCACGAAGATTCATAATTTCTCCACCCTCTTCAAACACTTGAGCTAAACCTCTAGGAGCATTATTGGTTCCTGTTGCGAACCTTCTATTTCCTGTTGGGCCCCAACCTCTTTTGCCGTAAGGTAAATCGTGTTTCCAATTAGAGTTATTAAAGAAAGCAAGTAATTGATCATAACCGTTTTTAATATTTTTATGTCCTTTAACAGCATATGATTTAAATGTGCTTGGTACATATTGTAGTAATCCTTGTGCTGGTGTTCCTCTCAAGTTATTTATATCGCCAATATTCCCTTGAGTTACACCGGCATTACCATTAGATTCACGTTGAATCTGTGCAATAATACCTTTTAATTCTCTATTCGATAAGTTGACTTTCATCTGTTTAGCTGCTCGTTTAATGTCAGGAGCCCATTTAGAAGCAGCTTTACTTTGACTGCCGCCACCATTATTTTTCTTAAGCCAAGGCATAGGGTCTTTAGCTTTACCATTCCATCTCATTTCATAGTGTAAGTGAGGGCCTGTACTATCACCTGTACTACCTGACTTACCTAAATAAGAACCTGGTTTAACTTTTTTCTTACCGTTGAATGCTAATTTTGATAAATGACCATAAATGACTTCTAGTCCCTTACCAGCTTGTACCCACACACTGTTACCAAAACCGCCATTATAACCAGAACGTCCTTCTGCAGTTCCTCCTGTAGTAGAACGGACTTTAGTTCCCATCGGGTAATTAATATCAATACCGTGGTGAGCTCTTGGGAATGGGTAACCAAGTTTTGCAGCTTCTGCAGCTGTTTGCGCAAATCCAAAGTTGATACCTCTATCAAGCTCAAGATATCCACTGTCACCGCCTTGGTCTTCCATCCAGCCTTTAAATAAATCAATAGCTGCTTTTTTAAGCTTTCCAAACATGCCCTTCATCATATCAAATGGTAAACTTGCAGCTTTAGGTATTCCAAAGCCTTCCATATTAACGCCGAAAGCTTCAAGAACTTTGTCTAGTAATTTACCAGGCTTATCTATCCAATCAAGCACATCTCCGACTTTATCCCCAAGCCATTCTTTACCTTTACTAGCAGCTTCTAAAGTTTTACCTACAACTGCTTTTCCACCTTCAATAACTTTTGCAGCACCTGCTTTCGTTGCATCCCATGCATCACCGAAAACATTATCACCTTTTTTCTTTTTCTTAGATTTTTTATTACCATTTCCTAGTGGATTAGTACCACTATGGAATCTAGGTAATGTACCTCTAGAGAATTGTGGATTATTGCTTAACATTGCATGTGTCTGCGCGCCATTGTAGACAGTAGAACCTTGTGGAAGATATGCTGTTGTATCTCTGTTAGGTGTGATTGCAGTTTTACCGTTTGGATAACGAATCATTTCATGTCGGAAACCACCGGGACCATTACCTTTACCTCTATCGCCCACAGTTGCGAATGTGTCTTTAGCAATCTTACCGTTTTTAACAACGTTAGTAGTCGTATTAGTATGTTCAGTACCTGTGTGTAACTTGATTTTAGGTAGTTTGTCCATTCCAAGTTTTCCTGCTACCCAGTTAACACCTTCGATAAGTTTGTTTAGTCCACTTTTTACTTTATCTACCATGCCAGTTATGTGACTTTTAATTTTGTCAATAATACCTTTGAGACCGTCTTTCATCTTGTTAAAAGTTTTCTTAATAGATCCCCATATACTTGAAGCAATACCAGTCAGTTTATCTTTAATAGCGTTCCAAGCTTTTATAGCATTACTTTTCACACTACCGAAGATGTTAGAGACACCTTTTTTCAAGGAATTAAATGTATTCCTTACGCCGTTCCATAAGGATTTAGCGTAATTCACTACTTTATTACGAATCCAACTCCAAGCTTTATTCGCAATATTTTTAACGCCATTAAATATATTAGAAACACCTTTACGTAATGAATTGAATGTGTTTCTCACACCATTCCATAGACTTTTAGCTCTTGATACTACAGCATTTTTAATTGTATTCCATATTTTAATTGCAAAGTTTTTAACAGCATTAAATATTGTAGAATTCACTTTTTTCACAAGTTTGAAATAATTAGTAACACCTGTATATAACAATCTAGCAAATCTAACTACTCCACTTTTTATAGAGGACCAAATTTTAATTGCTATTGATTTTGCAGCATTAAATACCGTACTTATTACAGTTTTAACTGTACTGATATACCATTTAACACCTTTAACTAAAGCTTTAACAATATTTGTCACGCCTGTTTTCAAAGCGTTCCACACCCATAATGCAGCCGATTTGATGCCATACCATATTGCTGACAAGACCTTTTTCAAAGCCTGAATTGGATGTTGAACTGCGAATTTAATGGCATTCCAAGTTACGGATGCTGCTATTTTCAGTCCATTCCAAATAGCAATACTTGCGGTTTTAATTCCGTTCCAAATTGCCAAAATATAAGGCTTAATGAAACCAAATATCGCAATAGCACTCGATTTTATAGCATTCCAAGCACTTATTACTACATTTCTAAATGTTGCATTTGTTTTCCACAAATGAACGATACCGGCAACTAATAAACCAATTACGGTTATTACTATACCTATAGGACCAGTCATAAATCTTATTGCTAAACCTAATCCTTTAGTTGCTAAAGCTGCTCCTTTTGTAACTCCTGTCCACACAACCATTGCAGCTGCAGCAACTTTACTTTTCACTGCTTGTGCCATTTGTGCTGCAGTCATACCTTTGGTTGCATACATATAAGCTAACGCAACAGATTGCGCAGCACTCACAACACCTCGCCATATACCTATTGCCGCAGCCGCAATTTTAGTTTTGGCTGATGCTAGCAGACTAGCTTCACCAAATAACAATGTTGCCCCTGTAGCACCTTTTACAGCGCCTTGTAATAGTAGTATTGGTTTTGCTGCTAATAAAGCTGCACCACCGACAGCAGTGATAATACCTAGTATTTTACCAATTATCGGATGCGCATTAGTCATTTCGTTTGTCCATTTAAAGAAAGCATTACTGACACTTAACACTACAGCACCAACTGGAGCCATACCTTTGACTAATCCCCATAATGTACCTGTGATATTCTTGATCAGTGACCACACTTTAGGACCATTCGTTTCTAAATACTCAACAAATTTCTGAAAACCATCAGATTTTTTTAATCCTTCTGACCATTGCGCAAAACCTTTTGTAGCATTTTGTATTCCTACTAACACAGTGTGAGAGTGTCCACTGAATGCTTGGAATAAACTTATTATCCCTTTGAATACATTTCCAAATATCTGTCCTACAATTGGTAAATTTTGCTTTGTATATTCAACAAAACCATTTATCGCTTTAGATCCTTGTACTGAATTAGCCCAGTTTTCAAATGATTTCCCCATATTTTCAAAGCCTTTTGCTGCCCATGAGTAGAGAGGGCTAAGCTTATTGAATAGTGCAGAAGAACCATTAACAAAACTTTGCGTCGCATTAAGTATGTTCTGGAATATTTTTGGTCCTTGAGTATTTAAAATGTCAAAAGCCTTTTTAGCGTTTGTGGAAGTTTTAGCCCAATTAAGCATTTTCGCACTTGCAGTTTCTATTTGACTAGCAGTCGTTGTTAAGAATGGATTAAGCGTAGTCAATGCATGCTTAGCAGTATTAATTCCATTAGTCATTGTATTGAAAATAGACGCTTGGTTTTGTTTTATTAGACTTTCCCAAGAAGTTTTTAAGCCACTTAACGCACTTTGATAATTCTTAACTTCGTTTGTAGCTTTTAACTGTCCGTCTTCTAACATTTTCAATGCGTATGCACCTTGACCAGCAAATGCTTGCACAGCTCCACCTGCAACACCAAATGCACCAGCCATTCCAACTGCTCCACCAGTTAAAGCAACTAGCATACCTCCAATACCAGCACCTAAACTAATCACAGAACCCATTATAGGTATTAATGCCGAAAAGTTAGTTACCATTATTCCACCAACAACACCTTGAGTTACTTCTCCTAGACTTCTTAATGTTGTTGCTATTCTGTCCATTGATTCTCTAGCGCCTTCCCAACTTCTTCCGAGGGTTGCGCCTAATGTTTGTTGTCTTTGATAGGCTTTCAATTCATCAGTTGTTTCATCAATGCGACCTTGCAATATTTGGAAAGCTATAGATTCTTTTATTACATCATTTCTTAATTTGTTTGCAGCTCTACTATTAGATCCTTGAGAACGTTCAACTTCTTTTAGATTACCTTTAAGTAGCTTCAAATGACCTTCTTGTTTTTGTATCGTATGGTTCAACTCTGTCAAACGACCTTGGTAGCCTTTTACTGTTTTTTCGGATTGCTTAAATCTTAATTCTGTTAATTTAGCTTCGTTTTTTAACTGTCCTAAACTGTTTTTAACTTCATCTGTAGAACGGCCTAATAACTTTTGACTAGTCTGTGTTTGTTTCAATTCATTTTGATAACTATTTAATTGATTTTCTGCCTGTTGAACTGCACGGCTAGCGTTTTGAAGTTTGATTTTTTGTTCATCTGTTACTTTATTACTTTTTCTAAGTTGCATATCCAAGTCTGATAAAGTATCTTTACGTTTCTTTAGCAAACCTTCTTGCAACTTAATCGCTCTACCTAAATCATTTTCTTGCTTAGCTAATCCTTCGGCACTTAATTCGTTTTGCTTAAACTCTTTACGTTGGTCTCTTAAAGATTTATTTATTGCTTTTAAATTTCTTTCAAGTGTCGTCCTCGATGCTTTCAAGGGGTCTACATCCATCGAGACCTCTGCACCTAAGTTAAAATCTGCCATCTTCTCACCTCCCTGTTTAAATCATCGCCATCATTTGTTCAGGAGTTAAAGCACCAGATTTAGCCACTTTCGAAGCTTTCTTCTTACGTTTTTTCGTTGAGAAGTATTTATCGAAATCTGACATAATAATTTGGTCAACTTCATGTGGTTTATACTGTGCTTCTTCTATAAAATGACGGTATACTTGATAAATATCTTCGACTATTTCGTTTGCGCTTTTGCCTTCGTTGTAGTCGCTTTTTTGTGCTTTCCCGTATCATTATTTGCGAAGATTTTGCTATAAGTTTCAGGGAGAGAGTTCTCAACAGATAATCCTTTGAATACCTCATCCACAGTGAATTTATCGTCAAATACTGTTACTAATAACTGTGCAAATTCGTCAAATACTTCAAAGTTATTTGTTTCTGTATCTTCTTCAGCTTTTTTATTTAATTCTTCAGCTTTAGCTTCAAACTCTGCATACTCTTCAGTGTTTTCTAATTCGTCGATTTTTTCATAAATTGCGTCTACTTCTTCATCAGTTTCAACGTTTTGAAGCTTTTCATTTTCTCGTTCGATTTTTCCTAAAATCGTTCTATGCTTACGATATAAATTTTGTAAATCATCCATATAACCAAAGCTATTTTGTAATTTTGCTTCAAATTCTGCTTGTGCTTTCATAGCACCTAAATTTAATTTATCTTTAGTAAATATTTTATTTTTACCTTCGATTGTTAATGTTACTTTAGCCATTTTATTAGCTCCTCATTTATTATTTTTGTATACAAAAATAGGCGACCGAAGTCGCCATATATTATTAAGCTACTGGTTCTTCAGTAGGTTGTTCAGTAGTACCGCCAGTGTTGTCTTCCGTACCAGTAACTGCATCATCACCGTGTACAAATTTTAAGAATGCATCTTCTCCTGGGAATTCTGGGTCACCATCATGAATACGAACATAAACTGTTTTATCTTTTGAACTACGTTGCATGAATGAGCCTTCCATTTCGATTTGATCTTGTTGCTCTGGTGAATCTTCCATAGTAGATGCACTCGTATTCGGAATGTTAAAGTTACCTCTAACTAAACCGTAATGAATATATGAACCATCACTGCAACGATATTTCCATGATGCTGATACATATGGTGGTACTGCATCCGATGCATAAATTTCCATACCATTTTCAACTTTGATACCTAAGAACATTTGACGTTCTTCTTTCGATAATTCCATTAATGTAGTAGTTAATGTCGCACCAGTAATACCACTGAATAAGCTGAATTTTTTAACTCCATCTGCGTAAACAGGTTCATTACCTTGTTCAAGTTCTAACTCAATCTCTTGTAAACCTGGTACATCTTTTAATGCATCTTTTTCAAATCCATTACCTTCTTGTCGACGTGCTTTAAATCCTTCACATGTAATCGCTACTTTTTTATCTGCCATAGTTTATTGCTCCTTTTTATTTAAAATGATGTTGAAGCTAAGCATTTGGTTATAAAGATTGAACTTATCGTCTCTACTTAGCTCTCTTTCAAAACAAATGCCATCGGAACTCTCGATAATTTCAACCACACGTTCATTAATCGAATGAACATCATTGATTGATATACCGAATGTTTCGACGGCAAATAAATAACGGTAGTGATTACTCCTACCGTCATGTTCTAGCGCATTTCCATTCATAATTTCTGTAAGTCTTATAAATGGTGCTTGTTCAGTTTTTTGATAATTTTCAGGTATTTCAAATGTATAAATTAAAGGTTGTTTTGATGTCTCTTTTCTAATTTTGTTAAGCATATCGACCAATTCAGTATCTTTACGTAATAAATCCCACATTCTTACTAAAGGATGTCTATTTAACATCTAGCATGTCCTCTAGTGCTTTTGTATAAATAGCCAGTATTGGCGCTTTACTCATTTCATGTGTTTTACGTAAGAAATGTTGTGGTGGTTGACCAACGGTTCCTCTAACTTGAGTACCGATATCAGGGAAGTGAATATACCAACCACCATCTGCTCGTGACTTACCTTTGTCATAACCAACTTCTTTAGTTGGTCTAAGGTTGTCTCGTTGGAAGTTAGATATCTTTGTTACGTCTTTTGCATGATGTGTGTGTTTAGAATTGGCATCTACAGGTGTGTTGGCTATTAAATTTTGCTGATACACTTTAGATGCTTTAGTAACTGCTTTTTTAGCTTCTCTTTCACTTTGCCACATCAATTTATTTAATTTTTCAGTGATATCTTTGTCACTGTCGTAACGTTTTTTCACTATTTAACCACCTCACATTTCAACTGAATTCTTTCCATGTCTTGGAAATCTGGTTCGATTGCTTTAATTTCATACTTTTTACCTTTGAAATCT